GTGGTGAAAGAGATCGTGGTGCAAAAGCCGACGCACTATTAAGAGATCCGCTATTATTAGAAGTTTTACAATCATTGAGAGATTCTTATATCAGCGAATGGTCACAAAGTGACATTGCCGATAAGGATAAAAGAGAACAGGTTTTCTTTTTGTTACATGCTTTGACTGCATTTGAAGATCAATTGAAGTCAATTTCTCAATCGGGAAAATTAGCATCGTTACAAATAGAAAACTCTGTTCGTTAATGTAAACAACTAACGGAGTTTTAAAATGATGAATCCAGATACAACAGAATCGTTAACCAGTGATTCTGCTGTAAATTTGCTTTTGAATAATGCTGACCTTCAAACCAAAGGTTTAGATAATAATCAAGAGCCACAAGACACGGAAGTGTCCGCCGAAGAAACAGAAACAATTGAGAGTAATTCGGAAAGTGACAACCAAATCACAGAAGAAGAAAATCAAGAAATTGAAGAAGTAGAAAGCGAACAGAATGATGAAGAATCCTTTGAGGAAGAAATCCCTGTTTATCTAGCTAAGGTTGATGGTGAAGAAGTCGAGGTAACAGCCGATGAATTAATCAAATCCTATCAACTTGAAACTGTTGCTCAAAAGCGATTAGAAGAAGCAAAGAAAACTTTAAGTAAATCTAAAGAAGATGCCGCTTCAATCGAACAAGAGCGGCAACATTATGCTCAAAATTTAGCATTATTAGAACAGCAATTAGCACAGTCTGCACAAGGGAATGTTACCCCGGAACAATGGCAAGAACTGTATAATTCTGATCCTATTGCTTACATGAAGGCAAAAGAGGATGTTCGTGATAATCAACAAAGATTAGCAGCTGTCCAACAGGAACAACAGATATTATCCCAAAAGTATGTCGAGAGTGAACAGGTAAAGCTGTTAGATCGCATACCAGAATGGAAGAACCCAGACGTTGCTGCAAAAGAGAAATCTGGCATTGTAACCTATGCAAAGAATTTCGGTTTCTCGGATAGTGAGTTAGCCAATGCTAACGATAGTCGTGTTGTCGATTTATTACGAAAAGCATATTTATACGATCAGCTACAAGGAAAGAAACCTGTTATGCAGAAAAAAGTAAATAATGCACCTAAAATGTTGAAATCCTCTCAACCTAAAAGAAAAGCTAATGTTGCACAACAAACCAAAGCTACGGCTTTTGAACGAGTATTAAAGACAGGATCAAAAGATGATGCTGTTGAATACTTATTATCTAAATCAAAATAAAGGACTAAAGAATGGCTATTTATACTTCAGCAACTTCTATTGGTGAAAAAGAGGATCTATCGGATATCATTTATAGAATTGATCCGACAGATACACCTCTTGTATCGTCAATGAAAAAAGAAACAACGAAAGGTGTTTACCACGAGTGGCAGGTTCAAGAACTTGCGGCTGCTGTCGATACCAACTACGCATCAGAAGGTGCAGACTTTTCTTATGCAAACCCTGCTCCAACAACACGTGTTGGTAACTACCACCAGATTGCTGTGCAAGCTGCATCAGTGTCAAATACACTAGATTCAGTCGATACAGCAGGCAGAGCAAAAGAAACTGCATATGTTAAAGTCTTAAAGGGATTAGAGCAAAAACGTGATATTGCAAAATCTCTTTATAAGAATGAAGCTGCATCTGCATCAGAACCTAGAAAAGCCGGTAAACTTGTTACATGGATTTCTAACGCATCTGTGCCAAGTGATATGGCAGTCGCTGCAAATGGTAATGGTACGGCTCTTGCTGATCTCACCGGAACTGCCGCTGCCCTAACATTGGCTAAAATCGATGCCGCATTATTGGCTGCATATACAGACGGTGGTAATCCATCAATGCTGATTATGTCACCGGCTAATAAACAGAACTTCAGTGGTCTATCCAGCGGTTCGGTATCAGAAAACCAAATTCAATCGACTGCTCCTAAAGAAGCAGCAATCGTTGGTTCAGTGTCCATGTATCTATCAGACTTTGGAACACTAGATGTAACGATTGACCGTCAATGTCCAAACAGTGAATTATATGCAATTGATCCAGATTATGTTTGTCTTGGAACTCTTGCAGGACGTGACTTCAAAGTAACAGACGTTTCACCGGGCGGTGATGCTACACGTTTCGGTATTGTGACTGAATATACCTTAATCGTAAAAGCACCAAAGGCTCACGGTGCTGTTCTTGGACTAAACGGTTCTTAAAACAACAACTAGCAATAGGGGTAGGCAACTACCCCTATTTTTACACGGGTGTATTATGAGTAAGAAACAAGTCTTATCTGTTGATGCAGTTCAGAATAAAAAAACCACAATGGAATACGATCAAAGTGCGGATAATTACAAGATCGTCACACAGCAAAATATTGATCCTGTAAAGAAAATGGCAAACGAAGAAATGGCAAGTCATACAGTTGGTTCAATGATTGGTAACACACAAAAACACCATCAAAAAATTGCAGAGATTCCTACGGTTATTTATTATGAACTGTTGCAGAAATACGGCAGACCAAACCAAAATCCTAAAGCATGGCTTAAGTGGCTACAAAATTCTGATAACCAAGCATTTAGAACAACGAACGGACGATTAATCTAATGGCATTTACATCGTACAGTGATTTAAAAACTTCGATTGCTAATTTTTTAGCAAGAGATGATTTAACATCACAGATTCCAGATTTCATTAAACTCTGCGAAGCCCGTATGTCACGAGAACTTGACACTCGTTCAATGGAACGTAGAGCAAAAGCCACAACAACAGAAAGCGATGAATATATTTCATTACCAACGGATCTGCGAGAAATTCGTCTTGTTAAGGTTAATAGTGATCCTGTGATCGTTTTAGAGTATTTTACACCACAAAGTTTATACGAAACATATTCCTCAAGTGGTGGTGGAAAGCCAAAAGCCTATACAATTATTGGTGCTGAAATAGCACTACGACCTGTCCCAGATACAGGCTATGAATTAGAAATTATTTATGGTGAAGCGATAGCATCTCTATCAGATGCAAATACAGGCAACACCATTTTAACACGACACCCCGATGCCTATTTATATGGCTCTCTTGCTAATGCCTATACCTATTTAATGGATGAGCAAAGGGCAACGCAATACGATGCTTTATTCTCTCGTATCATGGAAGAAATTATCCGTGATACCGAGAAAGCAAGATATGGCGGTGGTGGTTTATCAATGAAAACACAATACGGAATTTAGGAGCAACACATGTCAGCAATGTCAGACTATCTTGAAAATGAAATACTTGACCATATATTAAGAAACGCAGCTTACACACCGGCATCAACGGTTTATATCGGACTATCTACAGGTAGTTTTGCCGATGGTAATAGTGGAACAGAGTTATCGGGAAGCGGTTATACTCGTAAATCTATCGCTTTTGATGCTGCTTCGGGTGGTACGACAGATAATACTAGTGCAATTGATTTCCCAACTGCTACAGGTTCTTGGGGTACAGTGAGCCATTGGGGTTTATTCGATGCTGCATCTTCTGGTAACTTATTAATACACGGTGCTTTTTCTGCGGGTAAGGCTGTTGCATCTGGCGATATTCTAAGAATAGCTGCCGGTGAGTTGGATATTACAGCAGCATAATGGCAACTGTCGATGAATTGGATGCTTGGGGACATGCAGACGCACTAGATAGTTTAGGATCGTTGGATTCGCTCGATAATCTTGTTTTGCATAGTGCTGCGGGTGCGGGATCTATTGCTTTGACGACTAGTGCTTCGTCCATAAAATTAGTCGGTGTTTCTGGGAGTGCTGCCTTAGCACTTACTGGAGTTGGTACGGCAAATTTCTTGGTCAATATTTCTGGTGCAGGTTCTATAGCAATAACAGGAAGCAGTGGTGGTATTTTAATCCACGGTGCATCCGGCAATGGCACATTATCTATAACGGGTAATAATGTCATTGTGAATCATATTCAGCATATTACCGCTACAGGATCATTATCTATTAATGCTGTATCAAGTTTAAATAAAATCCTGTCCTTTGTTGGTAATGGCACATTGGTTATTACAGCTTTATGTGAAGGCGAGATATTAGGTGAGCAATGGGTTGATGTGGTCGTGGTGAACGACACAGAATGGAGTTATCAATGATAGAATTTGGCGAATGGCTACCAGACCAATCTGATCTTGGAAATTCTGGTGTCCTAGAAGCTAAAAACGTATTACCGGCTGTTCGTGGATATAAACCAATGAACGGGCTATCAGAAATTTCTAATGCTGCAACGGCTTATTTAAACAACATGTTTGCTACACGAGATGCAAGCAACACTGTTAAATTATTTGCAGGTGATGCAACAAAACTTTATTTATATGGTGCGGCTGATTCTGATTTAGATGTCGTATCAAAATCGGGCAATTACACAATGTCCACAAGTGATAAATGGCGGTTCTCACAATTCGGTGATTACGTCTTAGCTTCGAGTGGTCACAATAATATATTGCAAAAATTCCAGATTGGAACGAGTTCTTTGTTTGCTGATGTTACAGGTTCTCCGGCAGCGAAATATATGGCTGTAGTCAAAGATTTCGTTATCTGTGCGAATGTTAAGTATTCGTCAACTGTGCATCAAAGCAGATTATATTGGAGTTCGATTAACAATTCGCAAGCATGGACTATTGGCACAAATCAATCCGATATACAAGATATTCCAGATGCAGGTGCAATTACCGGTCTAGTCGGTGGTGAAAGCGGTATTGTTTTAATGGAACGTGGCATTGCCAGACTAGAATATGTTGGCTCACCGTTAGTGTTTACTGTACAGAGAATAGAAACAACACACGGGTGTGAAATACCAAATTCAATCGTGTCGCTTGGTACTTATGCAATATTCTATATATCAAGCGATGGGTTTTTTATGTTTAACGGAAACCAATCAGTTCCGATTGGATCAGAAAAGGTTGATAATTTCTTCTTTGATAACGTCAACTCTGCATTTAAAGAGAGAATTAGTGCAGCAATTGATCCACAAAATCAAGTGGTCATGTGGTCTTTTGTGTCTAACGATTCAAGTGGCGAGCCAGATAAAATATTATGTTACAACTATGTATTAAGTAAATGGTCACTCATTGAAATTGCACATGAATCTTTAGGTGTTATTTTATTGCCGGGTTATAGCTTAGAACAACTCGATAACATATCGACAAATTTAGACACTTTAACGACAAGTTTTGATTCTACTCTATACGCAGGCGATACGTTTACACTCGCTGCTAGTAAAGATAAAAAGATACATAGTTTCACGGGTGCAATATTAGACGCAACAATTGTGTCAAAAGAGTTTGAAGTATCGCCTTCAAAATCGTCTGTTATTAATTCTGTGACACCGTATGTCACAGCAAAGAATCCAACAATTGAACCAACACTCACAGTATCTGTTGGCAGTCGTAACAAGCAAATTGATGATTCAAGTTTTACAAGTGCAACAGCATTAAACTCTGATAATTTCTGTAATGTCCGATCACATGGGCGATACCATAAAGTAAAAATAGATATATCTGGTGATTACAGATACGCACTTGGAATTGACGTAGACGCAAAACAATTGGGTAGAAGATAATGGTTGATTTTAATGTACCAAAATTACCGCCCGCAGGTGCAACTGGTCGTGCAGTAGCATCAGCAGTCAACTTGCTCATTGACGGCAAGAATAATGCAAAGGGTGTTTTTACACTAACAGCAAGTGCAGCATCAACTGTGGTGTCTGATTTTCGTGCAGGACAAGATTCAGTGATCAATTATGCACCCGTAAGTGCCAACGCATCAGCAGAAATTGGTGCAGGCACAATTTATATTTCGGCTAGAGCAAAATCAAGTTTTACAATAACCCATGCTAATAACAGCCAATCTGATAGGACTTTTGTTTATACTGTTACAGGATAATCTATGAAATTTTTACCAATTCCAAAAGATTCCATTGAATCTCTTTGGGAGCATATTGAGCCAATATTAAATAAAGCAGTATCGTTGACACCAGAGAGAATTGATACAGCGAACGTAAAACAAGATGCCTTAAAAGGCGGTTATTTATTATGGATAGTATACGAAGAAATTAAAGAAAATCAGCCAGTAATTATAGCCGTTATTACTACACGTTTAATCGAGTACCCAAAAACACAAGCATTGGCAATGGATTTTGTCGCAGGCAGTCGAATGAAAGAATGGTTGCCAGTTGTCATGCCAATTTTAGAAAATGTAGCAAAATACAATCAATGTACGCACTTAGAAGCATACGGACGTAGAGCTTGGTCGAAATACTTAAAAGACTGGGATCAACGGCATATACAATATGAAAAAAGGATAGATTATGAGTAAAGG